GCTACTGCTGAAAATATGGCTGTGTTAATCGGTGATAGGGTATTTCTCGGAAGTATTCCTGCTATTGTTCTTGAGCCGTATGACAAGGAAATACAACAGGGAATAACTTACGGAAAGAAGGATTATACTTTCAGAGTGAATATCTGGATTTATCATTCTACAAATGAAGAAGAACAATCTGTAAAATCTTTATCGGAAACATCAGAGAGGGTTGAAGAACTTTTAATAGACAACGTAATGAATCCAACACAAGACGGGTCGAAATGGTATCAGTCGGAAATAGAAAAGGTAGAATACGGTATGGTTGCAAAAGCCAACGAAACGCTACGGACATGTAAACTTACATGCCAATTTAAAAAAAGATTAGTTAAATAAACAGGAGGACATTATGAGTAATTACAGTCTAACAAAACTTAAGGGAATTGCAATCGGGCGTGAAACTTCGTACGGTGCAGGTGGTACGGTTTCGGAGTGGATCGGAGCGTCAGAGGAAAGTTTGCAGTTAAGTATTCCTAACGAGAACGTCAACCAGATTGCACAAAGAAGGGAAGTAAAAAAGACTTACCAGAAGGCACGGTCGGTTGAAGGTGGGGTAAACTTTGACGTTGATATAAACAACGGGCTTGGAGTTATCCTGCGGTCGTTCTTTGGTACAGTATCAGACGTTGCCGCTTCTGGAACTTTGGCGTATAAACATACTTACGAATTCCGGCAGGGTGCAGAGGTTGATTCAGTCTGGATTTCTTCAAACAAACTCCCTGGCACAAACGTGGCAAAGAATTACGTTGGACTTGTACCGTCAACAATCGGATTTGATTTTCCGGAAGATGATACGATTAAGGCAAATGTATCTTTCATCGGTCAGAATGAAGCAACTGGAACGGTGATGAACGGAACTTATGGAACTTTCCAGCCGTTTACTTCAATGGGGAATTTACAGGTATTGATTGACGGTGTTGTCAATGCGGATATTACTAACCTTAGCATTGAGCCGAACAATAACGCAAAAAAGATAATGGGCGTGGGAACAAATAACACAATCAGTAAAATTGTATACGGCGAGGTTGCCTGTGAGGGTTCGTTTGATATAGTGTTTGCGGATGAAACTGAAAGGAATAAGTTTATAAACAAGACGGCTTCTACTTTACAGGTCAAGTTGACAGGTGCTACTTTGGCGGGAACGGCGAGGGCAGAGTTAAACTTTAAAATGCCTGCGGTGGAATACGTTGAAGCTCCGTTTGAAGATAAAGACGGCGTGATCGGTGCGACAATCGGATTCAAGGCAATCTACGGTGCAAATGCGGTTGGTACTGGTGCATTGCTTGTGGAATTACAAAATAATAAATCGGCGTACTAACGGAGGAATACTCAATGATAATAAATGACGAAGCGGTTGAATATACGTTGAAGGCGGAGAAGGGAAATCCTAATGCTTCCGTATTTCTGCTAAAAGAAATTACTTGCGGAGTATCTTTCCGTGTACAGAACGAAGCAACGTATATTGATGACAAGGGAAAGTATCGGGTTAAACTTGGCGAAGCACAAAAGATACAGCTAACATCTTGCTTGGTCGGGTGGCGGAATGTTAAGAACAAAAAGGGTGAGGACTTAGCATTCACTACCGAAAACGTTTTGAAATTACCTGTACAGATACAAAATGAATTGAATAACGAAATAAACTTTATCTCAATGCCGAAGGATGATGAAGTAAAAAACTGATAGAGGCGGTCAGGTGTTTATTGACTGGTCGCCACGACAACAAGATTGAGCAGAAGTATTGGAATATAATCAAGATGTTCAATCGGTGCGAACAGAATAAATGTTTACCAAAGTTAGGCGGATTAGAAAGTCAAAGTGAAAAGATGATGACTTGGTTCGACACAATAAGGCACGAGTACGATAGTTATCGGAAAAAGGAAATGGAAAGGGAAGCAAGGGTAAGAGAAGTTAAAGGTAAGTTAAAAAGGCGGTAGTTATGGCAACAAGTGAATTGAAAATAATAATATCAGCAACAGACAAGGCAAGTCCAAGCGTTAAGAGTTTGGAATCATCTCTTGGCGGACTTGCAAAATCCGTTGTTAGTATTTACGCCTTAAAACAGGGGTTTGACTTTTTAGCGGATTCAGTTAAGAAGGCGGGAAAAGAAGAAGCAAATTTGCGGACATTACAAACAGTTATCGAAAACAACGGCCAGGCGTGGAGTGCGGTTGAAAAGAGTTTAACCTCATATATTGCTAAAGCCGAATACAATACAATGTTTACAGATGAACAGATTATACCCGCCTTAACTCAATTAGCTACTTTCGGATTTAATGCCTCTCAATCTCAAAATGTTTTAAGCTCTGCAATGGACTTAGCAACTGCAAAGGGTTTAGATTTGCAAACATCAGTCACTTTACTTGGCAAGGCATATCAGGGAAATACTGAAACTTTGGCAAGGTATGGAATCAAGGCAAAGGACTTTAACGATCTGATGGGTCAGGTCAATTCAAAGTTTGGAGGTACGGCTCAACAGCAAATGTCTACTTACGAGGGGAATATTCATAGATTAGAAACTTCATTTGATAAACTACAAAAGACAATAGGAACTGCATTGGTGCCGTCAGTAAATAAATTTGTTTTAGCTATGGACACTTTACTCGGTGGAGGAAAAACACCAGAAGTAACGGGGGCATTAAAAACTCTTACTGAAATAAACGAAAAACATCAATTATATGTAGATATTCTTAAAGGTGAAAAAGTATTAAACAGGGAAATTATAGACGGTGAAAGTGTAAGAATAAACGGAGTAAAAGTTTTAATCAAGGACATAAATGATAAGGCGTTTTTGCAAAAGGAAATAATACGACTTACTGATGAAGAAAAAAAAGCTGTTATTGCATTAGGGTTAGAGCAAAAGAAACAAGGAGATGAATCAAAATTATCAAAGCAACAAGAAGTTGAAGCAAATGATGACTATACTACGAGTTTATTAGACAGTGAAATATGGCTTAATTCTCAAATAGAACAGGCAGGGAAAACATTAAGGGCAAATGAACTAGAAGCGGAGAAAGTTAAAAATAACGAACTATTGCAATTAGCAGGTGCTTCATCTCAAGCCATAACAGCTTTAGGCGTAGCAACAAACTCGGCAACGTTAAAGGGGATGGGTATTGTTATTTCAGGTGTGCAGAACGCAATCACGGCGGTTAATGCAATGATGACTGCTTCGGGCCCTGTAGGTTTTATTCTTGGTTTACTAGGTTTTGTAACAAGTGCGGCGAATACTGTATCATCTCTTAATCAGTTAGCAGAATTAGAAAATCAAAATGCGGCGTTATTGGAAACTGGAAATACTGGTATTACGACAATAAGCAATCCTGAAACTCCCAGAACAACTACAAGTAGTAGCGGTGTATCATCCGTAGAGAGAGCGTCAGCACCAACGTACTATACTTTCAATTCTACCTATAATATAAATGCAGGTGTAATGTTAGGGGATGAGTTTACAATATCCGAAACATTTAAGAAGCTTATGGCGAATTTTGACCAGCAACAGAAACTAACAATGTCAGGAGCGTAAAATGAATATGCAAATGGTATACACAAACAATGGTACGGTCGGCACATATTCCTTTGCGGAAAACCCGTCATTTTACTCACATGATGAAATCAATCTCGGTGATGAAAGCGGAGAGCGGAAACTCAACGCAAGTTTGTTGGCGTATAATCAGGGCATATACCATATATTTTCTATGACGTTTGACAATATCGGGACTGCACAATTTTCAACGTTTGGAACGATATTCAGGACAAGGGCAAACATTTCATTTTTTCCAATGGACGAAACAAGAGGGACTGCGGAGAGTTTTACTGTACGTTGGATGTCCCCTTACAAGCCGAAATTAACTAGCAACTTCTGGAATTCTGGTTACAGTTTTGATGTTTCCTTAGAGAGCGTGTAAAATGGAAAACTTATTTTCAACGAGAGATACATATTCAGCGAACTTCGGAACGGAGTTAGCGAAGTCAGACGGTGGGTCAACGCCTGATTTTAAAGTATTTGTTGAGCCGAAGTCGTTTAGTGTTGATAGCTTGGTTGACTGGAACGTAGGAACATTTAACAATGTAGTAGCAGGAACAAACGGAACATTTGGAACTAACGGGAATATACAATTAGGTATTGGCACAATGTACGGCACATACACGAGTAAAATCTACGATAGCGGATTTCATAGTAATTTTAAGCAGTTGAATATGACGGAGTTAAAGACAAATCCGAGTTGGACAAAAGAAACAAATATGGGAGTATTGCCAAGTGCTGATGGGTGGACATATAATGGCTCTGCACCCGAAGCGACATACGCCAGCGTAGCGGGTGGAATTTTAATAACGGATAGCAATACTATTGGTGGATTAAGTCAATCATCTTACTATATTGCACCAGCATTTAATAATGCAACGGGATGGACTGTTGAAGCGAAAATAAAAGTAATTTCTTATTCTGGCACACAATTTCAACAACAATTAAGAATATCTATAAGGGATGGTGTTTGGTTGGAAAATCTTTTAATTTCTAATTTAGGAATAAAATTAAGTGTTTCTGGTGAAACTTATGCCTTTGATACAACAGACGCTTTTCATGTTTACAGAATAACAGGAATTGGAACTGTTGTAAAAGTTTATGTAGATGGAATTTTGCGATTGACTGGAACTTTAAGTTTTGCGTTGGCTTCTGATTATATGGATTTTGGGGATATATCTGCAATAAATGGCGAAAACTCCAAAGCAGAATGGAACTACATTAAATATTCAACCGCAGGTGCTTATGCTCCTGCTTTTGATAATGACAGTACTTACCCTTTTGAACCCACACAATACCAATTCCGTACAGGCACAGACGTAAGCAGTTGTGATGTGGCAACATGGAAAGCGGTTGTATCGGGAACAAGACCTGCAATAGATGACGGCGAGTTTTATCAATTCCGCATTGCATTGACAGGGGACGGCACAACATCACCCGTGGTTGACAAGGTTCAGGGAACGACACAATATAGTTTAGGTGAGCGGTTAATATCAGCACCGGAAGTCAGTCGTAGTTTAGAGAGATTATTTCAGGAAACTCAAATCAGCTCAATCGGCATAAACCTTGACAATGCTGATGACTTCTTTAATCCTTTAGGTACAGGGTTGTATGCGGTATCTTCCGTGTATAACAAAACAATAGAAATCTGGAAGGGTTTTAAATACGCATGGAACGGATCAACTTGGGGTACAGCCGAGTACATTCCTGCATTTACTGGCTACGTTGACAATATACAGATAGACGGTAACGGTCGGGCAGTGTTGAACGCAAGGGACAAGGGAAAGTTATTTCATATCCGAACTAGCGAAAAAGTAACAACAACTGGAACTGCGGGCGGGGCGTATTGGACAAATATTGAAATAGGATTAGCTGTTAGAAAAACGGTTGAACAAGGTGCTGGATTAGGAACTGCTGATTATTATATACAAAGTGGAATAGTTAAAGACCATACTTTTGCACATCATTTAGATATAGATTATAGTTATGTGAATACAGGGACGACTGCTTCTATGGTAGTAAAAGACCAAAAGATTTATTTTAGTATTGGTACGAATCTTTATGAATGGGATGATTATATTTCTGATAGTCCAAAACTAATATATCAGTTTAATTTACCGGCTCATTCCGCTTGTTCAGATGGGACATATTTGTATTATATGAAATCAAACGGAAAGAATCCTTGTTACCTTTCCCGATTTGATGGGACAACTGAAACGTTATTAGATACTTTTGGAGCAAACAGTGCAGGAACGGCGGCATTAAGAACTAATGTTGTCTTTGCGGGAACTGGAATTTATTATGCAATACAACAATTCGGGACTACATCAGGTACGGCTCATGGCATATTTTCTTATAATTCAATAACGCAAACTCACGAATGGATGTTTCATGTTAATAACGGAATTTATACTGGTGGAAGAGTTGTTGGTTCCGATGGAAGATATTTACATGGTTTTGGAATAGGAACAAGCACATATAGACATGTTGTTTATGATACAACTATCGGAACGATAATAGGAACTTATCTTGAAACTGGAGTTGCTATAAATGAAACTGGGGCTGTATCTGGTGGGTGTAGCGTATCGGGAACAAATATTTATTCCTTTGCACCCGTTTTAAGAGATGTTGAATTTGAAAAAACAATAGAATTAAGAACATCTGCTGATTATGGGGGAACGGCGATAACTGTTTTTGAAAATGGTACGGTATCTGGCACGATAGATACAACTGGAACTTCATTTTCAAATACTATTCATGCTATATATGTCCCGCCTAACAATGTTTTAAATTTCAGATCGTCCCGATATTATGCAATACTTGGAACTTCTCAATATTCTATTGTAACTTATTCAGACGAATATCAAGGACATATTGGAACTTTTGAAACAGGTAATGCCGATTATGTCGCTGATGTTTTGCAAAATCTTGCAAAAGATACAAATTATGTTCAGTTTATAGATGAAGCCGGTAAATTTAATTTCGTAAATCGAGATAGTGGAACTGTAATAAGACACTCATTTGATGCTGATGATATTATAACTGTGGGATGTGTCAAGGGCGATAATGTTTCTTCTGCTGAAATAATAAATCACATAGTTTGGGGAACAGCAACAGGTACTGTGTCTTATGACGACCTTCCGTCACAAGGTACTTACGGCGTACAGTCGTTTCAATATCAAAGTAAATATGTATCAAATGGTACGTTAGCAAACGATATTATTTATGGAATGATAAGAGCCTTTGCTTATCCTAAAGCGGTTATATCGGCAAAGTTGAGATATTATCCTGTTGTTAAGCTTTTCGATGTATGCGGTTTGGATTACTCAAGATTAAATTTATCTGGAACGAAACCGTGGCAGGTAATAGCCATTTCCGAATCATCTACTTCTACCACTTTGACGGTAAAAGAGGTATAATGTATTATGAGAACATATAGAGGATATTAAAAATGATAAAAACAAATCAAAAAGGATCTAATAATTACAATTGGAAGGGTGGGAAAGTAAGTAGGACATGCTTAACGTGTGGAAGTGTATTTTATATTTATAAGTCAAGTCTTAATAAAATAAAAAAGGGAGTAAAGGGGAAATATTGTTCTCGTAAATGTTATGGAACTGCTTTATCTAAAAGACAAACAGGGGATAAGCATTGGAATTGGAGAGGTGGACTTAGCAAAAATTACACTACAACTTTTGAGTGGAAACAAATAAGATTAAGTATAATAAAAAGAGATAATAATAAATGTCGTATTTGCGAAAGTGAAGAAAGATTACAAGTCCATCATATAGTACCATATCGTATAACTCAAGATAACTCTGAGGGAAATTTAATAACACTTTGTTTGTCCTGTCACAACAAAGAAGAATGGAGTTATTATAAGAGCAAAAAAGGGCAAATGACCTTTAGTTTTATTAAAGATTGGAGAAGGTTAAATGCAAAAATATAGGGGGATAGAAATAGAATCTATGACAATACAGCAGAAGCAAAGTATATCGAAGCTTGTAACGAATTTAATTGTTATCAGTATAGTAAGCATTATTATCTGGCTTACGGGGTTGGCAATAAATAAAGGTGATACGGCAATAGCCAAAGCCAACGAGATTGAAAAGGTGCAAGTGGCTCAATCGGAATGTAACAAATACATTGTTGAAACAATGAAAGAGATTAAAGATGACGTTAAAGAAATCAAAAGGGAAATGAAAAAATGAAAAAATTCTTTAATTCAAAGACAAACAACGCCTGCTTCATTGTTTTCTGTGCTTCGTTCCCTATGGCGTATTTACTCAAGGGAACTTTTGCAGAATGGGTTAGTTTAATGATTACCTTACTGGGTGTTATCGGAGTAAAGAACTCGGTACAAAGTTATGTTGATACAAAAAAGAAACCGCCAGAGGTTAATATATGAAACAAAAGATGTGCAGTAATTGCGAAACAAGCGGATGTACTGTATCGGTGTATGTAGGTGAGCTAGTATGTTGTCCGAGAAAGACAACTTTTCGGGAACAGCGAAAACAAGAAAAATCGCTTGAAACGCCTGATATAGTAAAGTCGTTTAGAGGGCAAAAACAGTGAAACACGAAACCGCTCTAGGATTGATTTAAACGAGGGCTAGGGCAAAAGAGGTATATATGGCTAAAGAGGACGTAAATAGAGAGTTAACGGGGTTAAAACCAGAATTACAGGAATTGGTTAAAAAGATATATTCTAATATTATAGTTTACAATCGTTTACCTATGGACATGTTCGAGGGAATTAGAAGCCAGGAACGTCAACAGTGGTTGTATGATAATAAATATTCGCAAACATTAAACTCAAATCATAAAGACGGGTCAGCCGTTGACTTTGTTTATTGCTTAGACAACAAATGGAGTTGGGACCCGTCAGTAATACATTACTTTGACTTTTTAGGCGAAAGAGTGTTAGAATTATATGGCGATAAAATTGAGTGGGGTGGAAAATGTTTTGGTAGCTTTATCGACAAACCACATTTTCAATTGAAGAGGAAATAATGGAAACTTTAGAGATAATTTGGAAAACAATTATAATATTTTTCGGTGCATTGATAGTCAGTATAGCTGACTGGTTTACACAGAACAGGAGAAAATAACAATGGAGAAAAACAATGAAAAAAATATTAAGTATACTTTTAGTGACCTTCCTATGCTTGTTAAGTTTAGGGATGACAAAACAATATCAACCAGTAGACCTTGTGGAGTTGTGGAAGTCGGCAGTTATGGAAAATCGGCAGTTGAAACAACAAAACTCGGATTTACGTCTACAGATAGCGGAATACCGGTTAGCAGATAAAAACGATAAGATTGCTTTATTCCCTATGAAATATTATAGAGAGCAGGGATATTTTAAAGCGGACAATCATTATGCAAGAGATCCTGAACACTTTAGAAAGGTTTGGAGTTATTGTCAGAAGTATCAATACTTATTAGGTCCGGAAGTAAGAGAAATATGCAAGAAACAAGATATAGACCCTGTTAAGTTTGCGTTCACGTGGAGCCACAAAGAATCTCACTACTCACCCTTAGTTGTCAATGTAAACAAAAACGGTACTAGGGACTGGGGAATGAATCAGATAAATGATTGCGTTTGGGATATTCTTTATGTTCAACTACCAGAGAATCTAAAGAAGATTAAAAATCCTAAAACAGATACCGAAATTAGTGTTTGCATGTTGTACCTTTGGATGTCAGATAGAACAAAAAATAAAATGTCTTGGTGCTTTTTAAATGATGAGAGTTGGACGATTTACTGGTTTATCGGGGAGATTGAGAGAAATGGGTAAGCGTTTAGAGTATACACCGAACTCAAAGATAAGAGCAAACTTACGTCAATTGTTTTTACGTTCTCGTGAGCGTGGGAACGCAATTAAAAGGGATAAATACACCTGTCAATGTTGCGGAAGAAAACAATCAAAGGCAATCGGTAAAGAATTTAAAGTACAGGTTCATCATAAGGAAGGCATACTCAACTGGGATAAACTTTTTCTAGCAGTCAGAGAGTATTTACTTTGCAATCCTGATTTACTTGAAACACTATGTGAAGAGTGTCATGGCAAAAAGGGGAAACAATGAAAGATAAAATACTATATTCATGTTTAGGAATTGTAGCAGGTTTAATTGTCGGATATTTTGCACTTCCGAAAGTACCAGACGTTAAGATTATAACTGAAACAAAAGTCTTAACCAAAACGGTTATGGTAAATAAAGACCGTGTTATAGACCGTGAAACAATAAAATATAAAGACGGTACAGTTAAGATAGTTGAGCATGAAGTTGTCAAAGATAAGATAATTGAGAAAGAAGTTATCAAAGACAAAATAGTTGAAACAATAAAATATGACAAGACAGCGTTCCTTTTTCTAAACGTAGGTTTCGGAGTAGGGGTAAGCCCGAATATCTTAGCCCCGTCAAAAGATATAATTATAAATTACGAAAATTGCAGTGTTGGAATTGCCGTCAATTTACGTCCTTATATTATTTCGCTTGACTACCAACACGTCAATAATTATCCTGACATAGTCGGAATTAAAGTTAGCATACCGATACTCTAGGAATAAAACACCTTATTCCGCATTAAATAATTAAGCATAAAACCCTTTAAATATATAGCTTTTGTATTATATCTCGATATATTCACATTAAAATATAATATTCCACTTGACAAATAAACCGACTTCGTGTATAATCCTAGTATGAAAAGAATGTGTTCGTGGTGCAAAAAAGATTTAGGATTCAAGGAGCCGATGTCCGATAATAGCATTACTCATGGTATGTGTGATGACTGCCTAAAAAAATTCAAGGAGGGAAAAAAAGTGATAACTAATTCTTGCGTTGGGAATATAGTGCCAGATAGTTTAGTTAGGGATTACGAGCTGACACTTGAGGAAATGTCAGACAGGGAAGAACAAGATTGGATTGATACTCACTGTGGGGACTGTGATACTGAATTGGATGAGGACGGTCAGTGTCCGAAGTGTCCGAAGTGTACGGAAAATTACAAATACGGAGGGATATAATGGACTTACAAAAGTTTATGAAAGTAAGTGAGCGGTATTTGAGCCACGATCCGCTGGCGGTTATTGCGGATAAGAACAAGCATTTCTTTTATTATATTCAGGATGTATTGAAACAAGATAGGACGGTTAAAATTCAGAAAGACCCGAAAGGGACAAGGAGGATTGCATGAAAAATGTACTGGTTGATAGTGTTGTGATTGAAGGTCGGGAATATGTGCCAAAGGATAGCGTAAAAAAAATGGCGATTGATTGTGAGGGGAAAAAGTATCAGATAGTCAGGGCGTATGGAGCGGGCGTATTTGCAGGATATGTCATTGAAAGAAAAGGGCAAGAAGTTGTAATGGTAAAAGCCAGACGTTTATACTATTGGGATGGAGCGTCAAGTTTATCTCAATTGGCAATGGAGGGAGTTAAAAAACCTCTGAACTGTAAATTTCCTTGCGAAGTTGAAAAAGTAGAATTACTACAGGTTATAGAAATTTTAGATTGTACAGAGGAGGCAAAGAAAAGTATTCAGGAGGTAAAAGTATGGGAACAGTAAAAGATAACGGCGACGGCTACGGCGACGGCTCCGGGAATGGCTCCGGCTACGGCGACGGCTCCGGGAATGGCTACGGCTCCGGCTACGGTTACGGCTACGGCTCCGGCTACGGCGACGGCTCCGGCTACGGCTACGGCTCCGGCGACGGCGACGGCTACGGCTACGGCGACGGCTCCGGCTACGGCTACGGCTACGGCGACGGCTACGGCGACGGCGACGGCTCCGGCTACGGCGACGGCTCCGGCTACGGCGACGGCTACGGCGACGGCTCCGGCTACGGCTCCGGGAATGGTTAAAAACAAGGAAGCGATTAATTTCATTATCGCAAAATTACTGTCAGAAGGCAATGGGAGTAGAATAGATACCTGCTCCCCAGAGGAGAAGCAATGGCAAAGAAAAAAGAGTTGAGAGGTAGACCTAAGAAACAAAATAACTTAGTTTCGGTAACAAGCAATATAGCGGTAGAAGAAAGGGAAGGTGTGGCAAGAATATCGGCATTAAATCGTGCAAGTATGTCGGGAGTGATACGAGAGGCAATAGTGGCACATTTAATCAAATTCGGGATGATGTATGACAATCGGGAGGGAAGATAATGACAGATATAAACGCATTGGCAGTTGTAGACCAGCAACAGATAAATAATCTCACAATAAAGGAAGTTAAGGAGTTATGGTGTCCTTTAGTTTCAGACAAGGAATTCGGATTGTTTATAGGAATATGTAAATCTTTCGGGTTGAATCCATTTAAACGAGAGGTTTATATAATAAAATATTCGGCAAGTTCTCCGGCTTCAATTGTTGTTGGGTATGAGGTATATCTCAAACGTGCAGATCGTACAGGAAAACTTGATGGGTGGAACGTTGTAATAGTAGATTCAGATACGGACAACGAAAGAGCTGTTATAACTATCTTTCGCAAGGATTTTAAAAATCCGTTTATCTGGGAGTGCTACAAAAAAGAAGTAGCGAAACAACAGGCAAACTGGAAATCAATGCCGATATTCATGCTTAAAAAGGTAGCAATCGGACAGGGTTTTCGTTTAGCGTTTCCTGATGAAATGGGTGGACTTCCGTATGTACAAGAGGAAATAGTACAAGAGGAACATACAGCGAAACCGTCTTTTACGCAACACAAAACAACGGCAACGGATATAACTCCAGAACCGAAACAAGAAGTCAAAGAAGATATCAACGCTCCTGTTTGCAATGATGAACAAATTGCCACTATCAACGCTCTTGTTGCTGTAAGTCCGAAATCAAAAGAAGTAGGTGACTGGATATGTTCGGCGTACAAGGTGGATTTTTTCGCCCAGTTGTCTTATGACAAAGCGGAAAAGATTATAGCTATTCTTGAGCAAAAACAAAAAGAATTGAAAGACAAGATGACTACCGAAGCAGAAGCAAAGAAAGAAGAACCTAAATCCGAAGAACCATCTGTAGACCCATCAGAGGATCAAGGACACAAGGAAAAACCTTCCACACCGAAAGGCGATAAAGTAATGTCTGATAAGCAAAAGTCAACAATAGAAAAAATGCTTAAGCATTACAAAGACAAGGCAGAAGGCAAAAAGGCATTGCTTGTTGTCGGCGAGGGTGGCAAGAGTTTTGAAACTTTGACAATAGGACAGGCGAGTAATATCATCAAGAAACTCGGTGAGCAAATTAAGAAGGATACGGAAGCGAGGAAACAAGATGACGCAAATAATCCTTAATAAAGACAAGCACGAATACACAGTGGATAAGGTTGTATATCCCTCCGTAAGTCAGATACTTGCGGAGTTAGGATTTATCAATCTAAGGGCTGTACCAACTCATGCACTTGAAGAAGGTCGGGCAAGGGGTACTGAAGTCCATGCAATCTGTGAAAGTTTTGATCGGGGAATATTGGCAGTTGAAACAATAGATGAAAGGTTGGTAGGTTATTTTAAGTCATGGCTATTGTTTGTTAAAGAATATAAGCCAGAGTTTTTAGAGATTGAAAAAATGGTGTTTAGCAAAAGTTGGGGATATTGTGGGTGCATTGACAGGGTGGCTCGTATCAACGGAAAATTATACATAGTTGATATTAAAACAAGCCAGTACAAATCCCCTTCTCACGAGATACAAACTGCTCTTTATAAAACCGCTTATGAAGAGTTTACCAAAAACAAGATAAACGGATTAAAGACCGGTCGTTGGATTATTGTATTATCTCCGGAAGGAAAAATGGCAAAGGTAGTTGAACACGATAAATTAACAGACTTCACAACAGCAATATCGGCGGTGATAGTTTATAACTGGAAGAAACGGAATAAACTTACGGCAGATTTAGATTATAATGCGGAGTTATTCTCATTTTAGGAGGAAACAATGTCAAATGAAACAGTAAGTGTAGCACCTATAGCAAGTAATGTAGCAGATGAAGCAACAAAGACAGCAGAAGTAGCATTGACACAGGCAAGGGGTATTGTCATAGCAAACGTAGAACAATATACCAATGCCGGTACGGAGTTGCTAAAGGTTAAGAAGTTTTTAAAGGACTTAGAGGTCGAACGGAAAAAAATCACGGATCCGCTAACAAAGGCAAAAGAAGCTGTAATGGCGTTCTTCAATACTCCGAAAGACAACGCAACAAAGGCAATGAACATAATAGCCGGTGCAATGCAAACTTATGATGATAAGAAAGCGGAAGAAGCCCGAAAGGAAAATGCACGTCTATCGGAAATAGCAAGAAAAGAATCGGAGAAGTTATCGGAAAAAGCACGGAAAGCAGAAGAGTCTGGAAATTTGGAAAAAGCGGAAGAACTTAAAAGACAGGCTTTAATGAAAGAAACAATAGTGCCTTCCGTATCTGCTGAACCTGTTAAGATTGCCGGATTAGCGTCCAGAGAAAATTGGACTTACGAAATTACGGATATTAACCTTGTCCCTCGTGAGTACCTTTGTGCTGATGAAAAAAAGATAGGTGCAGTAATCCGTGCTACAAAAGGTACTTTGTCTATACCTGGAATTAAGGCAATAAAAGAAACTAAAATAGGTGGAAGTCGGTAAATAATTCTATTTTAGTATTGACAATCTAGGAGTTATCGTGTATACTGTACATAACAACGGAGAACAACGAACATGCAAAAAATCTTAACAATATATAGCGCTGGTGGCTGTTTACAGCTGGGTCTTCATTTCCTTCCAGAAATGTTCGTTACCCTCCGGCCAGCGCTATTAAAAAATCCATATATAGTATATAAAAGTTATCCACAATGTGTTAATAACTCTTGTGGATATCCTGTGGATAACTATTACAGGGTAAGTTATCCACAGATACTAAGAGTTATCCACATCTGTTCTAAAGTTATCCACATACTTATAAACAGGGTTGTCCACATGATAACGCCTTGCATTATAAACAATAGTGCCACTTATCCACAAAAAACAGCCCTACTACTACTACTACTACTATTTATATAAAGCTTTAGTAATTATAGTAAAAGGGCATTAATCTGTGGATAATAAAAAAGGAATATAAAATGTCAGATAAAAAAACAATAGCAGAAATGTTGGAAAGTATAATACGAAAGATAGATGCTAAATTTCAAGAAGAAGAGAAACAAAAGCAACAACAAAAGGACAACCAATGAAAATGAAATGTACTCTACCAGACAATGAGAAGGATAGCCTAAACTGTCCAACGTGCGACCATAACAAGGAACACGATAAAAATCATAACTGTGAACACGCATGTTGCTTCCATAGAGGGTCTCAATGCTTAGAAGTAAAGGATGAAAAATGAACAACTTAGAAAAGATAAATGTGTCTGCCGTAATAAGGGGTAGAAAGTCAAACAATCCTATTGTTGTAGAGAAGTTGTCAGCAATGACAGGGGTATCTGACCGAGTATGCAAGAAATACGTTCAGGAACTACGTCAAGAAGGTTTGCCTATAGCCGGTGATGAAGACGGTTATTTCTGGGCGGAGAATCCGGCAGAGTTGGATCATGTGATAAACATAATAAAAGCCCATATCCACAGCAGACAGGAAACAATACGAAGTTTAGAGCGTACCAGGCTGGCAATGCTACATGATAAGCAGATGTCAAGATTACTGTAAAACAACCGGAGGTCAAATGACAAAAGAAAACAGTATCAGGGCTGAAGTAAGGAAGCACGATGATGAAACAGAAGGAATTGTAAAAGGGCTATACTATGTTGAATTATTTTACAATGGGCATAGCATAGTAGATGATTGCATTTGTGGATTAGAAAAAAATAGAGCCGAACTCATTTGCTCACGTATCAACAACGAGCCAGTGAAAAGGATAGAAAAGAAAATTGAAGAGATGATTAAGGAAGTAGAGTTTGCACAAAAGCAAGATTTTACATATCACGGAGAAAAATGTTATGCCGTAGACAAGCTTGAACAACTCAAATCCTACATTACAAAAGGAGAGGAATAATGAAAACAAAGTATTGTGCAGATTGCGGAAGTCAATGCGACTATGATTTTGCATATAAGGTAAAAGGAACTGAATGGGATTTTATTTGTTTGCAGTGCGTTAAGGACAAACCTGATATTAGAATAATTCACCCAGAAGAAGATAGATAAAAACAATGCCTAAAACAACAGGAGAAAACAAATGAGTGAAAAAAATTGTGAGAGTTGTGGTGAATTTGGGTATGAGGATTGTAAATGGTTTAATATTACAAGTGGAATAAGACATTGTTTTTTTACATTGGACAGCGGAAAAAGAAAGTATGAACCCAATCCCGAAGTAAAACAAGATATGCCTAAGACAGTTCAAGAGTGTAAGGATTGCAAGGAAATACACATATGCCATTTGTATACGGATAAGGATTGTCACTGCAAAGATAAGGCAGAGCTACAAAAATACGGATTAGAAAAGCCAGAAGTAAAACAAGAGAAAGAGAGTAGTTATGAGGAGAAGAAGGACAAGTTAATTGAGAAGTTTATAAATCTTGAATATGATACAGAAGAACTTGTAAACGCAATAGAGCCAATTTGCGTAGAGGAAGGGAAAAGACGGGAACGAGAAACTAATAGAGATTTAATGAAGATAGGAAAAACTTATCAGGAGAAAGTAAAAGCTATTATGTTAAAGCAGATAGTCCAATTTGATGACGGAACTGCATACAAAAGACAAGGGATAGAGGATATTGAAATACTTGCTTTAAAAGAAGGGAAAAGAATAGCAATGGCGAAAAAAGGAATAGACTTTTTAGGAATTGATTTAGTTAAAGAATTAAAGGAAAAGATATTAGAAGAAGGCGAAACAAGAGGAGTAGCAAAAGGATATAAGTTAGGGTTGGAGAAGGCAAAAGAGATAGCGAACAAATGCGACAAAGACTACGGTGAAGAAGGATTTTATAATTTTTTCGTAGCATTAGAAAAGTCAATAGAGGAGGAAAGATGAAAAAGAAAATAACACCAGAGGAGTTCCACGAGTTAGTATGTAAAGAATATACTGTAGGGAATATTACTGTTATGGGTATAGATGGTGTTCAAGTGTATAAGTTAAAAGATTTTCTTAAACAACCTATTGAGGGTATGCTCTATGACTTAAACAGGGGAGAAGAAGTAATATCCTGTTATAAAGATGACCCAAAATGGGTAAATGATTATGCTTGTACAAAAGTGATAAGAGAACTTAAAAAACAATTAGAGGAGAAAACAAAATGAGTTATAGCGGAACTTGCAAGAATTGTAAACACTTAAACTTTGATGGAGATACTGGATTTTGTTGTGATAAGCACGAAGTGGAGATAATATATTCAGCAACAAAAGAGTGGGATGACGACCACGGATATTTTGAACACAAAGAACTGATAACACCGGAAGAATGTAATGGTGATGATTATGAGGTGGAACAATGAGCATATTCTTATCTGTAATCCTAACAATAGTTGGGTTTGTTGTAGGGCTGTGTTTAGGTTGGTCTATTGGTCTTAAAATGCTTTATGACTATCGGAGGAAGCACAAATGACAAAGAATAAATGTAAATGCTGTGGTAAACAGTCGGTTAGGGAATATTGTGCAAGATGTAGAAATATTTGGAAGCGTTTAATCTTTACTCCGCACAAACATTTCTTACCGGAAGCGACACAGGTGCTTATGATTAGAAAAGCTATTAAGCAAGGCATGTCAGTATGAAATCTCTAATATCTAAGACGTGGAAGGAATTGGCGGAGTATCTGCACTCTTTGCCACAAAATAAAGGTCTGGAAATTTCGCATATAAATCATCGTGAATCTGTGTTTAAGGCGTGTAGACTTCTTATCATTATGCAAACAAAACAAGAACACGAGAAAGAACATAAAGACCATAAACTAAGGACTGCTAACATGGACTTAATCCGTGAGATAAATAAATATTACGATAAGAGATTTGGCTGTAAGCACCTGCACGATATAAGATGTTTGAGATGTCCGTTGTTAAACGAAACATTAAAGCAGATAATGACAGAAAGGGGGGTAATATGAAATACAAACATTGTTGGGTGGCAAGAGAAACAAAGCAAGGTTGGAAACTTGGGTTAGCGGTAGGAAACAAGAAAACATTTTGGATACCTTATGTATATGCTAAAACCGTTAAAGATGTTGAAAGAATTGTAAAAAGTAATATTGTTTTTGTGCATTTGAGAGGTGCAAAATGAAAATACTTAGAAATACTTACTATGAGGAATTGTGTGCGTGTTGGTCAGTTGCAGTAAGAGTAAAAGAATGTTATAGGTGGTTTTCGGAATATGATTTTTTAGAACCAATGTGGGATTATATCTTTTCTAAAGAAGGAACTCCGTCAAGTATTAGCGAGGCAAGAACATTAGTTGAGAGAATGTGGTCAAAAGATAAAAATAATAAGTTAAGAGGGAAGTTGGGAGGTCTTACAACAAAAATATATCATTTAGAATTGCAAGTATATGATCTAAAAAAAGAACTAAAACAAAAGGCGAAACAATGAAAACAACATTATCTTGGATTTTAGCTTTTGTCAGTATCTTTGGTACAATACTGAATATGTATAAAATCAAGTGGAGTTTTGTTGTCTTTGGATTTACAAACGTATTCTGGGCTGTGTATTTTGGGTATATTTCAGAGTGGGCACCCTGTTTTCTACAGTCAGTATTTTTTGTTATATCAGTTGCGGGGTATATTAAATGGCACAAGGAGAGCGTATGCAAAGAGAGATAAAGTTTAGGGTGTGGGATAAGGTAAAAAAATATTGGTGTGCGTTTGATATTGGCGATATAACTGAAGGTGATATGAACGATATAAGAAATGATGTAATTGTTTTGCAATACACGGGATTAAAAGACAAGAACGGAAAAGAAATATACGAATTTATGGAAATAAATAAAAAATACGAAGTTAATTATGTACCCCCTAAATATGTCTTGACAAATATATCAAATGGGGATATAATGGATATATCGGAGGTGGAAAAAAATGAAAACGGAATTGAGGTTACTAAGGAATACGCAAAAATATAGGAAAACCCCCAAGGGAGTTTTAACTAATATTTATACTCATCAAAAATCAAGGATGTTGGTCTCTTATTCGAGAGAACAATTGCTAAATAGATTCTTAACCGATTCAAGATTTATAAGGTTATTTTCTGAATGGGCAAAGAAAAATTACCACAAACAATATAAGCCCACTATTGACAGAATTGATTGTTTGAAGCACTATACTTTAGATAATATCCATTGTTTGACTTGGGCGGAAAATAGATATAAGCAACGCATGGAAACAAAAAGAATAAGAGCAAAGAAAGTATATCAGATTATGGGGGATAAAATTATAAAAATATATGATTCACAATACAAAGCAGTTAGAGAAACAGATATTAGCCAAAGCAATATGTCTATGTGTCTTAATGGTCACAGACAATACTGTGGGGGATATAAATGGAGCTACGAAAACCCAGAACTACTAACGGATGAAAAATGAATATTAAATGGCATAGAGAAGGTGTAAATTGAAATTAGAAGAAATGATAAACAAAGTACATTGTGCGGAATGCTTGGAGTTTATGAAACAGATACCCGATAAGTCAATAGATATGGTCCTAACTTCTCCACCTTATGATAATTTAAGAGATTATAGTGGTTATACTTTTGATTTTGAAGGTATAGCAAAAGAATTATTTAGAATTATTAAAGAGGGTGGTGTTTGTGTTTGGATTGTAGGAGATGCAACAGTTGACGGAAGCGAAACGGGAACAAGTTTTAAACAAGCATTGTATTTTAAAGAGATAGGATTTAGATTACACGATACAATGATATATCAAAAAAACAGTTATCCATTCCCTCCTACAAATAGATATTTTGGGGTGTTTGAATATATGTTTATTTTATCTAAAGGTTCTCCAAAAACAACAAACATGATAAAAGTCAGAACTATAGGTGCAAAACACAAATCATCAACACAAAGACAATCAGACGGTTCTACAACTTCAATGAAATATGAAATGGGAAAAGATGAGAGGGTTAGGGATAATGTTTGGGTTTACGACGTTGGTTATGGGAAATCTTCAAATGATAAATCCGTTTTTTTTCACCCCGCAACATTTCCCGAAAAATTAGCGAAAGAGCATATAATATCTTGGTCCGATAAAGACGATTTAGTTTTAGATTGTTTTAATGGTAGTGGAACAACATCTTTATGCTGTAAAAATTTCGGTAGAAAGTTTATCGGGATTGAAATTAGTCCTGAATATTGCAAAATCGCAGAAGACCGTCTAAGGCAGGAGGTATTGTTTTGAACATTTCGCAACACAAAAAGCTACTTAAACTACTGGAAGAGTTACAAGCGGAAACAAAGGCAACGGATAAGGTTTTTAAGGCGTTTATGGAGAAAGTCTTAGAATTGTTTATTGATGACGGAGGTGATTCTATGAAAAAGTAAATAGGGATAGCCAATTCAGAAGGCGGGGTGGGATAGCGTATATTCTGCCCCGATACAAAGGGAGGAAGCAAAATGAAAGGAAAAATAGAATTAATAGAAGCTTTGGTAGAAGCAGAAGGGAAGTGTCAAAAATGGGAAAAATCAGAAATTATCATGTGTTTAATCGGAGCAATGTGGATTGTTTTAATAATTGTTTATAATTTTTAATAACAAAAAAACTATTGACAAAAAAGGAATAATTGTGTAAACTATGGCTATGAAAAGAACGGATAACCAAAACAATCAAAAAGGGCAGGTGGCTACGAAAGTAGCAATGGTTTTAATTCCCATCGGGGTTATCCACCATTTTCACACCTGCCTTTTAAATAAGGACAAAAAGATATGATTAAAACCTGTCCAACATGTAAAAAAGAATTCCATTCTGTTTTTAAACATTGCTCTGTTAAATGTTCAAAAAGTATTATTCATCAAGCAACAAGACGAAAAATGAGTTTAGCAAAAAAAGGTAAAATGCCAAAATTCATACCCGATAATCACGGAAGACATCACTCTTTAGAAACAATAGAGAAAATGAGAAAATCGAGCTACTGGAAAGGAAAACATCTTCCAAAAGAAATGGTACAGAGGATGAAAGGTAGAGTTGTAACAGATGAAACAAGAAGAAAAATAGGGTTATCTTCAAAGGGGAGAAGACACACAGAAGAGCAAAAAAGAAAAATAGGTTTAAAATCTATTGGTAACAAATATGGGTGGAAAGGCGGATTGACTCCCGTATACACACTGATTAGGTGTAGTTTGAAATATTCAGAATGGCGACAGAAGGTATTTACAAGGGATATGTTTACTTGCATGGATTGTGGAGATAAAACAGGTGGTAATTTAGAAGCACATCACGTAAAATCTTTTTCAGTTTTAGTAAAAGAGTCAGAAACTTATTTTCCATTATTAAACCTTTACGATTCATCTATGTTGTATAGCCCTCTTTGGGATATTGACAACGGTAAGACATTGTGCGAGAAATGTCATAGAAAATATTTTAAAAATACAAGTAAGGTGAGGCAATGAAAAAAATATTAACCACAAATACACACTGGATATATTGCACGATGCTTGCCAAGATACCTGAAATACAATTGTTTGTTATGTCAATGAGATTTCAAGGCAGGGATAAACAAGAAAATTATAGACCAATGCCTAAAAACATTTCACATATTCCAATAGATAATCCAAATCTTTTGGCTTTATATTTACATCCGGATTTTTTAAAACAAATAGACCATATAATTTTACATCAGTTTTCAGACCTTGATATTTTTTGCAATAATAAAGCGCCGTGGTATAAGTTTTTACAGCCAATACCAAAGACATTTTTACTGCACAATTCTTCTACAACCGAATTTGGTAATGCTCCTCAAGAAATTATCAATAATAAGATAAGAGGATTGAGTCAAATATTCCAAGAAAACAATATAAGACCTTGCACTATTTCTCAGTTTAAAGCTGAAAGTTGGAAAATGCCTATGAGCGTAATATTGCCTGGCATAGACACAAGCGAATTCGTGAACAGTTGGACTGGTCGGAACAACAAGATAGTATTTAAAGATACGTTTGATAATTTTGCATTGAGAGTGTGCAGTAACTTTGAACACAGGGATTTTATGAACGGGTACAAGATAGGCAATAATGTTTTAGGTCAATTGAGATACCCGAACGTTGTTTTAGGAGAAGGCAATAATCCTTCTCAAAGATTACCGAACACGGTATTTACAATCTCAAACAATTTAGAGCATTACAAGGAATATTTAAGCATGGCTCGGTTTCTATTCAGTGCGAACGTTCCGCAGTTTGAGGACTGGTATAACTTATCATCTTTGGAAGCGGTGGCGGTCGGTACGCCTTTAATTATGACGCAACACGAAAGACAAAACAATATTCCTGAATTTACTAAATACTTTCCGATAGTATCTGATGACTATAACCTGTTAATATCCGAGTGTAAGAAACTTTTTATGGACTGGGAATATGCTTCACATATTTCTAAATTGCAGAACGGATTTATAGATAAATATTTCAGCTTGTCTAAATTTGTAACTTCGTGGACGGAGATTCTGAAATGAAAATAAATATAAATTTTGACTGGTATTTAAATGAATTCCTTACTTTTGAAGTTAAGGCACAAAATGGCTGTAATGCTTGTTGGAGTGAATGGGAAATTAATGTAAAAAGAAAATATGAGGGACAAGCAGAAGAAATGACAAGTAATGTAAGATTTGAACATAATCCCACTATCGATGATATAAAAAATTCCATCATTGGTTATTGTATTAGAAATAACATATTTTATCAAAACAAAGTAAAAGGCAAAACAAAATGAGTTTAATGAATCCTGATAAGGTGGAGAGTTTTAAAATAACTCCTATTTCTATAACGGTAACATTTAAGGAAAAACTAGATAATGGCTGTACAGGGCAAGTTGTATACATGGAAACACAAAAGTTTATGAAATGTAAAACTTATGAAGAACTTTATAAACAATATCAAGGTGGTGCTTGGTGAGAATAATATCAATACACTTACTAAACGAAGAGGGTGGGTTAAAAATAGCATATGAGAAAGATAATCCGTTTGAGAAACCAACGAAACAAGAATTAAGCATACTGAAAGACGGGTTGAACAATATGCTACCTAATGAAGATGTTACTGCGGATTTTTACGACAAGGATTATTTTGAAGGCAATAGTGTTAAGTCAGGACTTTCGGACTTTGACAATAGAAGCAAGGCATATGCGGAAGAACACGCAAGGGACAGAATACAAAAGATAATTGAAATGATGGAGAACCTGCCTGACTGTCAATCTGATTTTAAAATACTTGAGATAGGCTGTGCCTTTGGTCATACAGTGGACGCTTTACGTTTAATGGGGTATAGTGCTTACGGAGTTGATATTTCGGAATATGCTATAAACAAATACAAACAAGATTATAAGCACGTAGGGAACTTTAAGGATTTTAGATTAGAGAGTATTCCGGCACAAGGAATAAGTTTAGCTTGTTATGAAACATTTAATTTGATTTATGGATTTAATTTAATGGAGCATATACCTGAATTAGATTTAAGAATGTTTATAGAAAACTTACGGACTAACCTTAATGGTAACGGATTAGCATTTTTTACGATTGATCCAGTATTCGGGGCTGACAATAGTCATTGTACTATTCACAGCCGGAAATGGTGGGACAAGCTGTTTGCAGAACACGGATTTTCGCCTCACAAGGAAGGTACTGAAATGTTTGAGAAAATAAACGGTCATTGTTATAGGAAAATATGATAGAAAGAAAATGTTTAATATGTAATAAAGTATTTAAAGTAAAGCCATCCAGAATAAAAGATGGAGGTGGCAAATATTGCAGTAATACATGTAGATATAACGGGAAAAAGAAAGAACATCACTGGAATTGGACAGGAGGAAAACATAATATAAGGTATTGTAAGGCGTGTGGGAAAAAAATATGTTTAACAAATAGTCAAATAAAAAAAGGTATGGGTAATTTTTGTTCTTATACGTGTTCGGCTTCTGATAGGACCGGAATAAAAAATCCTAATTGGCGTGGAGGTGGAACTCTAAAAACTTGTAAAAGTTGCGGAAAAGAGTTTATGGTTAGAAGAGGTAGCAATCATCAATGTTGCAGTAAAGAATGTATTAGTGGAAAATATCATCCAAACTGGAAAGGTGGAAATACACCAATAATTATTAAAATTAGAATGTCTACAAAATATAAACACTGGCGACAACAAGTATTTATTCGTGATAACTTTACCTGTCAAGATTGCGGTCAAAGAGGTGGCTATTTAGAATCACATCATCATAAAAAGACTTTCACCGATATATTGGAAGAGGTAAAAAAGAATTTGCCTTTAATGGAATTGTATGATGGTGCAATGGTATACGAGCCATTATGGGATATTGATAATGGTAAAACACTTTGTAATAAATGCCACAATAAAACGAAAAAAGGAAGAAAATGCGTATAGCTCTTGTTAATCCCCCTTGCTATGGAGAGAATTTTCACATTTCCGGAATTTCGGGCTGTCGTTGGAGTTCTTTAAGTCCAAACACAATAAACAAAGAACCGTTAAAAACCCAAAAGGATTATTATTATGCAATATTCCCATTTCCATTAGCTTTTGCTTCGACGATATTGAAAAGTCAGGGACATACAGCAAGAGTTTTTGATTTTCTAAATCTTAATATTTCCTATGGGGAAATGTATGAAATTTTAAAAGAATTTAACCCAGATAAAATTTATCTTGAAAGTTGCAATGTTTCGTACAATCAAGATATTCAGATATTAGAGAACATAAAAGAGTTTATGAATATTCCTGTATGTATGGTCGGAAGTGTGGTAAGACAAAAGAAAGGGGACATACCGAAAGGGATTGAGTACATTGAAGGCAATTACTTACAGACATTAGGCGGTGAGAATTACGTTGATTTGTTGACAATGCCGGATCGTGATGATTCGGTACTACTTTACAATGACTATCATTCATTTGCACATATTATCAAAAAACCTCAATTACAAGTATGGTCGAGTATAGGCTGTAAGTTTAATTGTAGCTTCTGCTCCTGGCGGTGGAACGTTTATGACGGGAAGGTGGCATACAGAAAGATTGAACATATTCGGGACGAAATAAAGTATGCTGTTGAGAAGTGGGGTATTAAGTCTGTGTTACTAGATGATGATACGGTGAACATGAATGATGACAGAACAAAAGAACTCGTTAAAATGATAAATAAGGATTTAAAAGGTTTACAATTTTCAGCAATGGTCAGAGCGGACTCGTGCAGTTTAGATACGTTTAAAGCAATGAAGGACGCGGGGTTTGTTAGCTTAAAGGTCGGAGTTGAAACGTTCAGCCCGTCCGTACTCAAGAAAATAGGCAAGGGACTTGAATCGGCGGAGTTGCTTGAGCGGATATTGAAGTTATGGGATATGGGGTACTTCATGTATCTTTCTACCATGTCACACATTTTAGGCGAAACAGAACAAGAAAGAGAAGAAACGAATATTATACTAAAGGAACTGGGAACGCTCGGAATAAAATATCAGCGTCCAATGGCGGTGCCTCTTCCCGGTACAAAAATGGGCAAGGAATTTCAGGAGTGGGAGTTGCGTAATTTTGGGGATGTTATACCTGACTTTGATTATGGCAAGTACGACGGGTCAGGGGAGTTAATGAAAAGGATAATGGCGTATTCAAAGGGGAAGCAATGATAAAGTTTAATGGTGTAAAAATAAATGTTACTAAGTTTCCAGATAAAACATCACAAGTGTGGAAACTGACAAACCTTGTATCATCAGGCAATAATGCTGTGGATTGGTATTTTGATTACGAGGGGGAAATAGTTTTGTTGGCTCAATTAAAATTTCTCTTGGATAGTATGAAAATAATACCAACACTTTACATCCATTACTTGCCTTATGGCAGACAAGATAAAGAAGTTTCAAATGATTCTACTTTTGCATTATTCCCTTTTGCTAAACTTCTCAATGTTCTGGAATTTAAAGCTATAAATATATTAGATCCGCATAGTTGGAAAGCAACAACACTTATAAATAATTCAAAGGCAATATACAAATACGAATATTTGCAAAGTGTAATAAAGGATAGGAATATAGATGTTTTATGTTTTCCTGACAAGGGAGCATTTGAGAAATACAGTACGTTGCCTGTCTATTCGAGCTTACCATTTATTGTTGGTGAAAAAGTACGGGAGCAATCTACTGGGAATATAACTCATTATAATATATCTGGCAAAGTTAAAGATAAAAATGTTCTTATCGTTGATGACATTTGTGACGGTGGAGCAACGTTTATTATTATTGCGAAAAGTATTAAAGCTTTAGGGTCAAAAGAGATTGATTTGTTTGTAACTCACGGACTATTTACTAAAGGCAAAGACATATTACTCAACGCAGGTATATCTAAAATATTTTAGGAGGGGATGTGAAAAAACTTAATGCAATGCTGATGTGCGACTTCTATAAAATAGCTCATAGGACTATGTATCCTGATAAAACAGAGTTGGTATATTCAACGTGGATTCCTAGAACATCGAGAATGAATTGTAATGAGGTTGTAGTGTTTGGTATTCAATCTTTTGTTAAGCTATATCTTATAGATTTCTTTAATGATAACTTTTTCAACAGGAATGAGGAAGAGATTGTAGAAGAGTATTCAAGGATAATAAAAAATACGCTCGGTGAGCAAACTCCCGATGTACAGCATATAAGAGATTTACATAAACTAGGATATTTGCCATTGAGAATGAGGGCGTTACCCGAAGGATCGGTTATTCCGTTAAGAGTACCAATGATGACAGTAGAGAATACTAATCCTAAGTTTTTTTGGTTGACAAACTTTATAGAATCTCTTGCTTCCTGTGAACTTTGGCAATCAGCAACATCCGCAACAATAGCAAGAGAATATAAAAAGATACTTGATTTCTGGGCTATTAAGACAGTCGGCAATACTGAATTTGTTAAGTTTCAAGGACACGATTTTTCAATGAGGGGTATGAGTAGTTTGAATTCGGCAATATCTAGTGGGATGGGTCATTTAACTTCTTTTGTTGGTACTGACAATATTCCGGCAATACAGGGAGCAGAAGAGGTGTACGGTGCGGACGTAGAAAAGGAATTAGTCGGTACGTCTATACCGGCAACAGAACATTCAGTCCAGTGTGCGTATGAGGATGATTTAGAATATTTAAGAAATATTATAACAAAAGTACATCCTAAAGGATTTGTTTCAATTGTTTCCGATGGTTATGACTTCTGGGATGTTATCGGTCGAGTTATACCATTACTTAAAACAGAAATACTTAACCGCAAGGGCGGTACAATAGGTGACAGAGTGGTAATAAGACCTGATAGCGGTAATCCGGTAAAGATTGTATGCGGTGATTCAGAGGGTGAAACAGAAATTGAACGCAAGGGAGCAATAGAAGCGTTATGGGATATATTCGGTGGAACTGTATCGGAGAATGGGTATAAGGTGCTTGATTCACATATAGGATTGATTTACGGTGACGCTATAACGCTTGAACGCTGTAATGAAATATGCAGACAATTGGAAGCGAAGGGATTTGCTTCAGTAAATTGTGTTTTCGGTATCGGTTCATATACTTATCAGTACAACACAAGAGATACTTTCGGATTTGCTTTAAAGAGTACTCTTTGCGTTATAGACGGTGTTGAGAAACAAATATTTAAAACACCAAAAACGGACAATGGAGTTAAGAACAGCTTAAAGGGTAGGGTTATTGTTGTTGAAGAAAATGGCAAATACAAATATATTGACGGTATTGGATTAAAAGAACATAGACCTGAAAACTGTTTGAAGGATGTATTTTCAAATGGTAAACTATGCAATGAACAAACGTTAAGTGAAATAAGAACAAGGATAATTAAATACTCGGAGGGAAAATGAAGAAGAAACATTTAATAATAGGTGTAGGCGATCTTGTAGACAAGTTGTCAATAGCCAACGCAAAAATAGGACGGCTCGAAACAAAGGCAAGAAGTGAGAATATATCAAATGAGGAGAGAGGTAAGCTAACATTACAGATAAGACAGATAAATGATAATGACCGTGTTGTAGCCCGTAACGCCTTAAACATACTATTCGGGAAAGATTACTGGGAGGAAAAAGACAAGTGAGCTATGCAAAATGGAAGAACTTTAAAATATTAAGCCACTATGATAGTGCTTTAAAAATAAAGGAAGGAAAAAGGGTTTTTCCCCGTATGGCGTTATTTTGCCCGTCATCAGCTTGTGATTTATCCTGTTATTATTGCGATTACCCCGAGGATAATGCGAAGGCAACAATAATGGCAGAGGATAAGGCATTAGATGTGATTAAGCAGTTAGCGGGTGCAGGTGTAAAGGGAATTGATTTCTGCGGGTTAGGTGAGCCATTACTTGTGCCTTACGCAAAGAAGTTATTGAACTTAATCAAAACAAAAGGCATGGAGTTTGGTATAATCAGCAATGGAACTCACTTTAAAGACGATCTAATGGAGTTTATAGTAAAGCACGGGCGGTATATCAGAATTAGTTTAGATTCAGCAATACCTGAACTTTATACTGAAATGAAAGGGGTTGATAAATGCGAACTGGTAAAGGAAAACATTGTTAAGGCGATTGAATTTAAAAAGAAAAACAATTACAAATGCGAAATATCAGTTAGAATAGGTTTAACAAAGAAAAACTTTACAGCTATGAACTTGACTAAGACATTACAATTCTGTTATGAAAGTGGAGTTGATATAATAAACATCAGACCTATGCAACAAGTGGCAGATGAAATTGACGAAACAAAAGATAAAGAGTTAATCACGTCTTTAATGGAGTTTATAGGACAACGTGAGTATGCAGAGATTATGAAGGGCAAGGAAAGGCGGTTGATAGTAAGTTTTAGTAAGTCAACAATAGAAACAAAATGCTGGTTGACGCCTTTACATACGGTTATTATGGCGGACGGTAATGTGTATCTGTGTTGCTACTTTCAGGATCGTAAGGACAAACATTGTATCGGCAACATACTTGAGAAGCCATTTAAAGAGATATGGGGAAGTAGAAGGCACAAAGAAGCAATAGCAAGTATAGACCCAAAAGAGTGCAATCAGTTCAGTTGTAAGTTTCACGGATATAACCGAACCTTAGACGAGTTTATGACATCAGATCCGGAGCATTTATGAAAGTTGGGTTATACCTATCACATATGAACAGTTACACCCACACAAAAGGTGTTTTTGGTGAAGAAATTTTAGTTGATGCCTATATCAAAGGATTACGCAAGAACTACCCTGAACATACATTTAACAAATACGGCGACAATATGGGATTTACTCCGATTGTTGACATAGCAATATATTTTAGTGGTAAGGCAAAGAACAAGGGGAAACAAAAGAATATTTATATTCAGCAGAATTACAGATTAGAGAACGATTTACAAGCAAAGATAGTAAAACAATACAAAGATATAATACGGGATAGTAATACAAAGGTTGCGACAATAAGCGGAAAGTATGCAAAGGAACACGGATGGTACTTGCTTGAGCCGGCAGTTGATACAGATTTATTTTATCCGGTTAAGTTTAATCAATTGTATAACTTTGATGTTAGCTACATAGGAAACAATATAAAGGACTTAGAGAAATCAAAACAATATCTCGGCATACAAGGTGCAAAGGTCGGAGTATTCGGACATGGATTTAACAATCCGATAAGTCATAAGGATTCATTGAACATCTATACATCAAGCTTTATAAACTTAAATTATGTTATCAGGCCTGAATTGGACGTATTGATATGCAGACCGTACCAGATCGCCGGGTGCAAGGGCTTTATAGTAAGTGAGTGGACTGAATCGCTTGAAAAGAACTTCGGGAAAACAATAGAGTATGTAAGACCAGGGCAGAATCCGAGTTTAAGGATAAAGGAAGTGTTGGCACAAATAAAAGGCAATACATCAAAGGCAAAACAACAAAGGGAAGAAGCATATAAGATTGTGCTTGATAAGTTTAACTGTGAGATACAAGCGGAAAAACTGTGGAGGTGGATAAATGAGTGAACTAAAACAATGGATAAAATGTTTGACAGAACGTCACGAGTGGAAGGAAGAAGGTACAGGCAAAGACAACAAGATTGTTTGCTTCTGTAAGTATTGTGGCAAAGTAATAACAATAGAGAAAATAGTAAACGAAAGAGAACAAAGAGCAAAGGAAACAGATGGTAATCCTTACGGAGAAGCAGAGCATTGTTTTGGCTTATGGTCAGGACAAGTTAATTGGTTTGTGCCTTATTATAAATTGGTAAGACAATACGCAGGGGAAACAATAGCCAACAACTACAAGACAGCTAAACAGATACAAGCTAACAACACAATGGAAGGACTGATTAAGAAGTATCAGCAAAACATGAAGTACGCTGAACAACAAGCAAAGAAACAAAAGAAAACAATAGCAACAAGAAGCTTTAGAATTATAGATGAACAAGGTAATGTACTACACAAGTGGACTGCTTAAACAAAAGGATAAAACAATATGAGTACTGTATACATACACACACCTAGACTAACAGGGAAGTACTTACCAACCTTTATTACATACGTTAGTATGAACTACTTATCCCTTATCTCATTATGCTCACTACACTCCATAACAAATACTAAATATACTTTACTACGTAAGAGCTTTTGTTGTGCATTGACAGTTAGAAAAGCCTTTATAATTCTAGTTATCATAATGCACCTTATAGGCGTTTGTATTGTAAGAATAGGCTATACAGGGTAATAGTTATTACATGGATTACGATACATACTGTGCAATACGTTCCATAGTTTCGTTCATAAAAGATTATATGCTGTAAAGAGTTCTATGTATCAAGTGGGGGTATCAATAATATCTACGTTTGGATTTTAAATGGTTTTTAGTCCCAATTCGTGCCGATAGCATTTTAGAAATCTAAAAGTGTTAGGACGGAGTGGAAAAGGTGAAATAAGTTTTAGTAATATATAAGGAGATTTAGAGAAATGGAAAAAAAAGGGCAAAGTTGTAAGTGTAGGGATAGCAAGGGGAAAATGCTAATGGCTCGTAGGCGGAACACTTTAGCGGAGTTGGACGAAAAGATAAAGGAAATGGCTGAGGAACTGTGGGAGCTGAGGGTATTCCGGGCGGAGATAAGGAAGGTGATAGATGGGGAGAAAACGAAGGCGGTTAAAGTGGGGAGAGGCAAGGGTAAGTACGACGGGAAAGATTTATAAGCGGAAGAAGGGAAGTTATGGAGTTGGTGGAAAGGGTCGGTATGTGCGGAGTAAGAAAGATCGGGAGAGACAGGCGAAAGCAATGAGAGGAAAGATAAGCCGGATTTATCGGATGGGACGTAGTGACGAGTTTTTCCAAAAGATACAACGTGAAAGGATAGTGAGGTCGGTTTTGAAGGAGTTGGGACTTGGAAACAAATGAACCATTACATAAGCAGTTAAAGGTAGTTAAAATACCTGAATTAAAACAGACGATAGCCGAGGCAACAAGTGGGGCGTTGTCAGAATTAAAGGATATGCAGAAAGAGGATATTATAAACAAACAGGAAGCCATTCGGGATGTGTGTTTAAAGGTGGTTGATAGATTACAGGTGCTGTGGGATAAGATAGCGTTAAAGGAAACTGATGAAGCAACGTTAAGGAAGTATTCCGGGTGGTTTGTAGCACCGTTGGCAGAGATAATGGATTTGGCTCGTAAGGCAAATGTGGATGTTTACGAAATGAGGTATGGCAAGAAGTTACAGATAAACAAAATGGATATGAAGTTTGAGGACTTTGTGAAGATGAAGAGAGCGGAGATTGAGAAGCGTCCTGAAAATCAAGTGATAGATGTGACCGAGGTTAAAGATGGCAAATGAAATAAGCATAGCCGATAAAGATATACGTGCAAGGATAATTGATATGGCTATTGCCTGTGGAATTACAGACGATTATCAGCATGAAATGATATTTGATGAAAGTCGGGATATTGTTATAGACAAGGCAAGGGGTATAGGTATAACAACGGCGGTATCATTTCAGAAAATGATTAAGATTTTAATGCCTGAATTGTGGTCGTCCGCTCAAAGAGAAAATGTTATAGTTTCAGCCGGTGCAGAACAAGCTAGACACTTGATTGATTACGTTAAACACTTCTGGTCGGTGTTAGAAAGTCAGTTTTCGCAGAAGTTAAAGATAACGAAGGACAAGGCGGAAACTTCGGACGGTCGATGGATTATGTCTTTAGCTTGTGAGCCAGATAGTATTCGTACTTATCACGGGGACGTAGTGTTTGATGAGTTTGCATATTTTGAGAATGGGTTAGATCGTAAATTCTTTAAGGCGGTATCTGGTGTACAGACTTCCGGCGGTCAGACACATTATATCTCTAATCCGAATGGTGAAGCAGGTACGTTCTTTGATATATGGCGTGACAAACAGGGAATTTACAAAAAGTATAGTTTACCTTATACGGTTTGTAAAAGGAAAATGTACCGTGATACTGTTCTTCGTGCAAAGAAGAAATTATTTGATTACGAGTTTGACGAAGAGTATTGTTGTCTGTTTAATCCCGCTTCACGTGGGGCTATACCTTATAAGTATATTGATAATGCGGTGAAACAATGGGCGGAGTTGGGGTTAAAGATTAACGAGTACCGTAAAACCGATTGTATGTTAGGAACAGGAATTGACTTTGCTAAAATGGTTGACCAAACAATATTGGTAACGCTGGAAAAAAGGAATATGCTTAAAATACCGTATTGGTTGGAAGTTGTTCTCGGTGATTATGACGAACAATTAAATTACATAGACCGCTTGGACGGAGAGATTAACTCACAGCAAGTATTCTTTGACAAGACTGGTAATGTTAAGTTAGCAGAGGAAATTGAAAAGCGTTTTTCGCTAAAGTATGTCGGTAAACAATTTACTAATCCGTATAAAGAGAAGTTATTCCAGAAAATCAAGTATGCTTTAATGGATCGTAAGTTGCCTTTACCAAATGACGAAGCTTTAATCCGACAACTGAAAGGGCTTAAACGCAAGGTATCCGCTTCGGGCAATGTTCAGTACGCAGGTAAGGAAGATGACTATGTTTGGGCTTTAGGATTGGCGTTGGACTGTATCGAAGAGGAGGGCGGGGATATTTCAATTGAGGAACGTACTACCGTTGAGAACACAAAACACAAAGAAGCTAATCAAGTTATACGCCCGTCTGTATTAACGCAGACAGGTGACTTTGGACGTGGTGAAGTCCGTACAGGTGCAAACTGGGGAGGGATGTTTAAATGAATTATTACCCGTCAACAACAGATAAGATGTGGAATGAAGAAAACAAATACACAATCGGCTATTGTTATGGCTTAGGCTTAGATGTAGGTTGTGGCAATAGGACTTTGCAACCTAATATGATTACGGTAGACAACTGGGCGGACGGTGCTGATTACAAAATGGAAGCGGATAACTTACACGAGTTTAAAGACAAGATGTTTGACTTTGTTTATGCTTCTCACGTCTTAGAACATTTGAAAAGTCCGTTAGAAGCAATTGAAGAGTGGTTGCGGGTAGTTAAGGTCGGCGGGTATGTAATTATAATAACACCTGATATGCGGTTTGTGCCGACAAAGGGAATGGCAAACGGTGACCCTCAACACAAGTACGACTGGAAGCGTGAAGAGGTTAGAGAAATGGTCGAGATGTTATCGGGTTGCGAAATGGTTAATAAGAACGTATGGGCGTTGCCTAATTACTCAATGTTGTTTGTTTTGCGGAGGATTAAGTGATAGAAAAACAAGAACGGTGGAAAGCAGGTTGTAATAAGTGCGGAAAGAAATTTGAAACAATGGGAAAGGAATACATAGCAAGTTATAAATGCTCATTGGAATCGGATTTGAAAACAAACGGGTGGAAAATCAAGAATAATAATTGTTGGTGTCCTGAATGTAAAAAGGAGGTAAGATAAATGGCTCGAATACTTATGTGCTACGCACGAGATGAATACACTACAGCAAGGCATTTTGAAAACGTAATACGGAAATCTAAAGACCATCAGTTTTTAGGTGTTGGATTCACAAAGCCGAATCTGGCTTCCGTTATGGGCGATCAAGCATGGATTCCAACAGCACAAGAAGTGGTGCTCCCTGATTTACTTTCTAAACTACCCGCTAAACCTGATATTGTTATAGTCATGCAGGGATTTGCACCAATGAAGATATATGGAATTGAATCCATAGATATACCCTCGGTGTATTATGGGATAGATACTCATATGGTTCGGGACGTGATATTTGAGGAAGCAAAGAATTATAAACATGTATTCTTTGCACAAAAAAAAGCAATTCCAGAGTTTAAAGAGTTTTGCGGTAAGGATAGTCATTGGTTGCCTTGTTGTGCCGAACCTTTAATCCATAAATCTATGAACTTCGAGCCGGAATATGATTTTGCCTTTGTTGGCGGTATAGATTTAAGCGAAGCCCACAAGCCCCGCCGGGACGCTATTAAAAAGCTAAAGGAAAAGTATAAGGTGTTTGTAGGAAATGCTTACGGGTACTTTATGACAATGCAATATAACAAAGCAAAGGTGGTATTTAATTACGCCGTTAATGATGACTTGAATATGAGGGTATTTGAAGCAATGGCTTGTAAAAGACCTCTTTTAACAAATAAATTAAGCGTTGAGAGCGGTTTAAACGAGTTATTTCAGGACGGGGTAAACCTTATGACCTTTGATGATAACAATTTAATGGAAAAGGCAGAATTGCTTATAAAGGATAAAGCATTACGAGATAAACTGGCTCAGTCGGGATATACCGAAGTAGTCAATAAACATACTTATCAGAAACGACTGGAGGCAATATGGCAGACAATAGCGAAGACTTAGATACGGTAATAGTGGCTTTAAAATTGGCAAAGAAAGACCGATTATTCGGAGAGATAACTTTGAGTTTTCGGGACGGGCATATTCAATACGTGCGGAATAACAAAATCGAGAAAATCGAAGAGTTGCAATTAAGACATAAAGGGCTTGACAAAATAAAGTAAATAGTATAAGATTACTACAAATGAGGGACTACCTGTTTGTTGGGTCGTTCCTCATTTTGCGTTTAAGGAGTTTTAATGGCAAGACCAAAGGGAGTAAAGTTAGAAAAGAAAACAAAGGACGTACAACTCGGACAAAGTGTAATTATTCCTATCCGTGAATATTCTCTTATGGCGGGAAATAAAATTGCCTACAATCCTGATACAATCTCACTTGAAACTTACAACGAGATGCGAAAGTTTCCTACCATTGCAGGTGCGTTAGATGTAATTAAACTTCCGATAATTTCTGTTGACTGGTATATTGAATCAAGCGACGAAAGAAAAAAGAAATTTGTAGACAAAGTGTTGCGTGATATATGGGCGGGGTTTATTCGGGATTTACTTACAGCTTATGATTTTGGATTTTCCGCATTTGAGAAAGTATTTGATATGAACGAAGACACAAAAATAATAATTAAAAAACTATTCTCATTAAGTCCTTTTTATACAAAAATAAGACGGACTGATGATGTAAGTTTTGACGGTATATATTTTCAGCCTCAAGGTGCTTCGGGTGCAAGTGGAATAACTTTAAGTGCAGATAAGTCATTTATATTTACTTACAAAAAAGAGTTTGAGAATATGTACGGTGCTCCCAGAATCAGGGGTGCTTATACCGCTTGGTACATAGCCAGATATATTTTAGAGTTTACAAATATATTTTACGAAAGATATTCAAGCCCGCAATTAGTCGGGTACGCTCCGACTGCAAAGATAGATTATCAAGGAAAGAAAACGGAAGCGACAAAATACTTACTTGATGTAATGAAGTCAATGCAAAATGCGTCCTCGGTTGTTCTCCCGCATACGGGCGGAAAGAAAGATGAATTAAAATATCATATAGACATTTTAGAATCTGCTCGTACTGGTGGCGACTTCATTAACTATCTCAAGTACCTTGACAATCAAATGTTTACGGGTTCAGGTATTCCGCCTTTAGCATATTCCGCAGGTGAGAAAGGGTCATATAGCTTATTTGAAACACAGCAGGCGTTATTCGCACAAGGTGTTGACGGTGATTTGACTGTAATAAAACAACACATTGACACGTACATAATCAAGCCGTTAATAAAATATAACTTTCCTGATTCAGCGAATGACGATACAAGATGGGTGTATCAATCACTTGCGAATAGAGATAAGGAGCTTACACGTCAGATTATGATTGCCTTAGTACAGCAAGGCAAGGTTGATGTGGCTGTAAAGTATTTAAGTGAAGCTTTAGGTATGCCTATGATTGAAACTGGAAAGATAATTGAGGAAGCAAAGCAGGTTGCTTCTCCGACAGAAGGCAAAGCAACAGGACAAGCGAATCAAGCGAAGTTGTCAAGGAATCCGAACGTAAAAAGATATGACGATAAAATAAATTACGAACGTATTGATAAACAATATGATGACAATGAGCAAATGATTATTGGGTCGTTAATGCCTGTACTTACGAAACAAAAAATTAAATTACTTGATAGCATACAGAAGTCAATAAAGAATCCTGCTCAAATATCGGGGATGGAATTATCATTTAAGTCAGAGTACGAAACAAAAGTTGTTGAAGCCGCAAAGAAAATATTTAATGACGGCGAAATGGATGTGAAGTCCGAAAACAAAGTCAGGGTTACCTTACCGAAAGAGGCAGGATCATGGGTGGTTGCTTCGTCAAAGAACATAGCAGACAAACACATGAACGATTTAAAATTCTCGGTTATATCCGCAACGCTGTTAGCAATATCAAAAGAGATGAGCGAAAAGGAAACGTTATTTAAAGCAAGTGAAGCATTTGATAAATACACGGATGTATCTTTGAGTGATAGTGCCGCTTTGATTTCGCAGAAGTATTACAGTGAGGGTCGGGAGTACGTGGCAGTTGAAGCGGGAATAAAGTACGCCCAGTGGTCGGCGGTTTTGGACGGCAAGGAATGTGAGTTTTGTAACGGACGTGACGGCATGATTGTTGAGGTAGCTTCTCCTGACTTCTCGGAATACTCTCCAGGGAACGTTCACGAGAATTGCCGTTGTATGTGGATTTATTTAGACACAGAAAATTTCCCAGAGGGAGCGACAGAGTGGCGTTCCCCTTCGAAACGTGACGTTAAGCAGTATTATCAATAGGAGGTTATTATGGCGGATAAAAAAGCAAGAGAGATTAGTATAATACAATCACCAATATTATTCTCAATACCTGAGGGAAAAAAGTTTGTTAAGGAAGTTATAACCGAGGGTGAGTATTGTCATCCTCAAAACAAAAGTAAGCAGATGAATATGACGGTTGAGAGATTTCAGGAATGGGTAAACAACTTCAAAAAGAAATTGGTTGATATTGTTTACGTACCGTTTAATCATTCGGATCATCCGTTAGACAATACAGGATTCATTGATGATTTGTATATCGGAGATTCCGAAACAAAGCCAGGAAAGAAAGCGTTATTTGCAAAGTTTAATATTGTACTTGATGAGGTTGCGTCAAAAATTGGAAAGACGATACTTGGTAATTCTATCGGGGTGGAGAGATTCTTTAGTCCCGAAACTGGGGAGGATATGGGCGAGGTTATGGGTCATATAGCTTTGACCAATGAGCCGTATATACCTCACTTGGGTGAATTCCGAGCGGTTGCATTTTCTAAAGACGCTAACGTCAATATTACTAACTACGTTATGGAGCGACAAGCTGATAACAATCATGCGGAGGATTCAAATATGACAAACGAAGAGATTTTAAAAATGCAGGAGAAGATGTTGGAACTGGAAAGGAAAGCGAAAGATGCGGAAGCAAGTGCAGAAATGTCCCGCAAAGAAAAAGAATTTGAAGCCGAAAAAGTGAAGAAAATGGAAGTAGTAGCTTTTGAGCGAGATGTGGATTCCGAGATGACTAAGCTAGTACTTTCAAAGAAATTGCTTCCGGCTGAAAAAGATTCAGAGGTAAAGTTTGCAATATCTCTTGGCAGGGAGAAAGCGTCCGAGTACATCAATAAACTTGCTAAGAAAGCGGATGTGGTAGAGTTTGGTAACAAAGCTTCTGGGAGTGTAGACAATCAGGCCGGAAGTACGGAGAAGCCGAAAATGTCAGAACTGACATCAATATTCACGGGGTTCATTCTCAAGAAACATTCCAAAGAGCAGGCGTTTGAAATGTGCAAGGACTGGGAGAAAAGATATACCCTTGCGAAATCCCACGTTGATGACAGGGATGTATCGGTTAAATTTACTCGTAACAAAACTTGGTAGTTAAAATTCAAAACAAAGGAGAACGACTATGAGTACATGGGGAGAATTACCGTTAATAAGTATAGCAGAAAAGACCACGTTTAATCCGCAGTTTTACATTGCGGAAGTAATACAGCAAGTGCAGGAAAGAGCAAAGATTTACCCTGTTGCGGGTATGCTTGAAAAGTTTGGAATGAAAGACCATGTTGGACAGACCTTTCAGGGCAACATCACCGTCAATCTGGGTTCTACCGGTGGAACGTACTGGGATTTAAAAGCTGGTACGAAAGTCGCTCTTTCTGGTGTTGTTACAAAGTCCTATGTCGGGACTGTAAGCGAAATGGGCAACGGCGTTAAGATGGAGAAATTCCTTCTTAATGTTTCGCCTTCCGATATTGAAGGTCGTTCGGTTCGTTATGCTCTCTCACAGGACATAGCGGATATGCTTGACACCAAAATTCGTAATGCTATCTACACCGCAACTACGAACAAGATGAACGCAGGTACTTACGCAACTGTTGGAGCGTTCATAACGATTGGTACTTATGCCAACATGAAAATGAGTTGGAATACAATCGTCAGGATGAACACACAGAAACAAATTCAGAACATTGATACGGATATGCCTTTCTATATAAATCCGTACCAGAACGAGGATTTGTTCCTTGATACGACTGCTTCCGCTTCTTTCACGGATATTTCCAAATATACGGATAAAGGCGTGCAGAAAATCTACGATCTTGAAATAGGTAAAATCGGACAGTTCCGGTTAATACCTACCAACAGGGTTGTAGGAACAAAAGAAATAAACGGAACTACGGGTACAGTACAGACCGCAGTTGCGTTCGCAGTTGTCCCTGAGCTTGCAGTTGCTATGGCTTGGGCGTTACCGACTGAATTCAGGTATGAAGAGGACTATGATACTGACTTCGGTAGAACTTCTGCACTGGCTCACTATGGTCAGGGTGGAGCTTGCAAACTGGTTGATGAATACTCAATACTGGTTAAGTCAACAGTAAGAGCGGACATAACCGGCTACGCAATCGGCTGATGTAAAAATTTACGGGGCGGGTTTAACCGCCTGCCCCGTTTATTAAAGGAGGATTATGTTTCTAACTTCTGTAATCAGATTACCTGGCTTCGAAGTAGGTGGAGAGTTCCTTAACTTATACGGACTTGAGCCGTGTAAGACATCTTTGAATACAATAAACTTTTTGGCAAAATCACCAATGGCAGAATATATTGCGATTGAGGAAGAGCCGGAAGCTTACAAGAAAAGATATTTTAAAGGTTGTCTTGCATTGAATCCGAAATCAAATATCTTAGTAAGTAGATACGGTGGTCTGGGGGATATTCAATTTATACTTCCTGCAATTAAGGAAATCAAGAAACGTTATCCCGAAGTAAAAATAAGAATGGCAGTCATGGAAAAAGACCGTGAGATGATTCATAATTGTGATTTTATAGACAGTTTTTGTCAGACACATTTTCCGACAGTGAAGGATTTAGAATGGTCGGATTATGTACTGGACTTTTTTGATACGGTTGAGGGAATCGGCGAGGACGAAGCGAAGTTAAGAAATCCGATAGATATATCGGCTGAAATAGTTGGGTTGAAGTTATCGGACTATAAAGGATTTTGGAAAACAACGGTTGAGGAAAAGAAGTGGGCGGAGTCTATTTTTGCAGGTCGTAAGGGGTTAAAAATAGCTATGCCGTTATCTGCTTCGTCACCTCATAGGTCGTGGACGTTACAAGATGAACTTATACAAAAGTTAGTAGAGTGGAATAAGGATATTACAGTTGTTATATTCGGTGAGGGTCAAGGTCATGCGGAAGCGGTTTACAATCGGATTAAACGGTTAAATATTCCGAACGTGATTGATATGGTCGGGAAAACTACTACAAGGCAGTATGTGAACTTGGCTTTAGAAGCGGATTGCATTTTCACAAATGATTCGGGAATTGTTAATCTTGGAGCAATCTTTGACAAAAAGATTTTAGCGATTTACTCAACTGTACCCGCTGAAACAAGAATTAACCATTACGAAACGGTGCAGGGGTTACAAGTTAAGAGCAGTTGTTCCCCTTGCTACAAATTATCGGCAGAGTGTTTGCATAAAGACAAATGCTTAAATACGGTTACGGTCAATGAAGTGTTTACCAAAATCGTTAGTATGCTGGAGGTCAAATGACTTACGAAGTTATCATTTTGAACTGGAACGCAGTATCAAAACTGGCGTATTGTTTGGAAGCATTAAAACAAAACTCTTTCTATACTTCAAAGATAACGGTTATTGACAACGCTTCAACGGACGGAAGTATTGAGTTTTTAAAACTTAAAAAGGTCAATGCTATATTCAATACAGAAAACAAACTCTTCACAAAGGCGTATGCGGATTATTTAAAAGTAGGTGGTAAGGATAAATACTTTGTTGTTATGAATAACGATTGCGTAGTTGAAAAGAATTGGGATAAACCGTTAATTGAGTTTATGGAAAAGAACGAACGGGTCGGATTGGTAGCACCTATGTTGGTTGATATAACAGGTCAGCAAGTACAGAATATGGGCGGACTGGCGGACTTCTGTTCTCACAAGGGCGGAGTACCACAGATGTGGAAACAACCGGAAGAGAACTTATGGACTACCGGGGCTTGTATTATGGTTCGGCGTTCTGCATTTGATGAAGTCGGCGGATTTGATGAACAGTTTGCGTTCTATTGCTCAGATAGTGATTTGTGTTTGAAATTGGGTTTTGCTGGTTACAAAGTATTCAACATACCCGAAAGCAAGGTCAGACATTTTCACATGCAGTCAACAAGAAAAGCACAAAGCGAAGGATTACCGATAATGCAGATAGGTCAGCAAGACCAGTTAAAATTTAACCGCAAATACGAGTTACACGGTTTGCGGATAGGTCAAATGAGAGAGCCAGTATTGGAGGCAGTTGTATGAGTTATTCAGGCACAGGGGATATAATAAATCGGTGGAACGGCACACGTAGAATCACGGTGGGTGCTGGTACTTTTATGATTACGACTAATGTTATCGAAGCTATGATAATAAAAGCGGACGCAATCATTGACGTATACACAAGTAATATTTACGGGACAACTGGTTTCGGTACAAACGTATACGGAACAAAAAGCGTACCACCTATTATAAAATCAATCAGCGAGGATTTAGCGGCGGCGTATTGTATTGATGGGTTGGTAATACCCGTGGAAGATGAACTACTTTCTTACGGAACAAGATTAGAAGAAAGAGCAATGGGATTACTAGAAAAAATATCCGCAGGGGAATTACCTTTACTCGGATACAATCCAGAAGAAACTGCAATACCTCAAGGCGGAGATTATGACTTTACCGTGTATGATGAAGTTGTTTCATTAAGCGGTACGGAGTTGGTCAATCTTGCTTGGCGAAAGGTTGTACCTTATAGTGAAGATGTAAAGATAAATGTTTTAGACGGTACAACTGAATATGTTAGAGATACAGATTACAAAATGTATTACTTTAATGACAGGACTTCGGGAACTAACTTCGGAAAGATTAGACGGTTAGCGACTGGCTCGATAACAAACAATCAACAGGTTAAGATTTCTTACAACGTCTATAAAGAGCATGTTTTTGGAATAGTTGATCGGCAGGCAATGGGGCAAGTTGACAGTAATGTTGGAATAGGTCAGGTGCTTCCATGAACGTAGAAATTAAAGGTTTAGACGAGTTGAAACGGATAATGTCAGATATTCGTACTGACATACTTAACGATTCGTCAGAACTTCTAGATTACATAGCGGACAAGGTTGTTTTCCCGTCTATCATTCGAAACTTTAAAGAAGAGGGACGTCCGAAGTGGCAGGGGTTAGCACCTCGTACACAATTAGAAAGAGCAGGGGAAGGTTATCCGCCTTCTAATCCGATTCTGTTTCGGACCGGCGAACTGTTTAGAAACTCGACAACAAAAGACGGGGTTAATTACGACTTAGGAAAACATCAGTTGACTATGGATTGCATGTTGCGGAAGGGTGAGTGGTTGCATTTTGGAGTTGGCAAGTTACCTGCAAGACCGTTCTTTTACTTACAGAAAGAAGATGAAGCGAAAGCGGATAGAGAAGTTGGGGTTTTTGTTTCTAAAAAATTACAAAGGATATTAAAGGCATGAAATATTATAAAATAAAAACTATTAAAATAAGTAACAATACAAGTCAAGATCCTAGTTGGTTGGATGAAAAATATAATAATGGAACTATTAAACGGATTAGATGTTCATCTGATTTAAGTTATGTTTTAGTTGTTTCAAAAGAATTATTAAACATAAAAGATATATTGGAAATAACCGATATTGAAAAAGAACTTGATATTATATATAGTGAATATCCTTTTATTGATGAATATGGAGTAACTATAAATAGACCGACATTAAAAGAAATAGTGGGGGATATATGGCTATAATCAATATATCTGGAACTATAGGAACTAATGGAACTTGGACTAACAATAATGAATATCATTTTACAGCTAATTCTGAAATATCTAAAAATGTTAATATTAAAATAGAACCGAATACTCATGTGATGTATGATTCGGCAGTAACATTTAATGTTAGGGGCGGACTAAATGCGATTGGTAATTTTGGTTCAAGAATATATTTTGAAAGTTCTTTAGCTGCTCCACGGACAAATTCTTTTACTTCAGCATTATCTATGGGTACACATGATTTAATTAATTTGGACTATATAACTATTCGTAATTGTTCCAATGCTTTTAAATTTAATGGAAGTACTAATCTTGGTAATTTTCAAGGAAGCCATATCTTTACCGAGAATACAACAAATGTTAATAATATCGCTCCATCGGTAAATGATTATATAAAATATTCATATTCTATTTTTAATTATCCGAATAATTTATTTAACAATGCAAATAATTTTACATTATATCATGATACATGTGAAATTATGGCTAATGGTAATTTGACTACTGGTACGAACACAGTTAATACATTATTTAAAGATGTTAAATTTACAGGCCATTCTGCAGTTGTTAGACTAAATTCTTTTCAAGGTACTGGGATGTATTTTAAAAAAGTAACAAATGTGGATTGGTATGGAACTAACAATGTTTTAGAAAGCAGTATATTTGATATATTAGCTTTCAGTCGTTCTTTATTGGGTGCTGATATAAAAGCCAATAAATGCGAGTATGTTAGTTATCTTCCATCTGCTCAAATTACAGGTACAGTAATTACCGGAACGTTGATTGGTGCAGGACAGTTTAATAATTGTTATGTTGCAGGGTTAAATTCTTATGTTAATACATATTGCGAAACCGGAACAGGTGGAAGTATTGACGGGACAGTTGCTGTAACAAGTGCAGGAACAATGTTATCTAATGTTAAATATTACGCTTTAAGTGGAACATCAAGGCGATTTACTTTCCTTCCAACAAATATATCAGTTGGAACTGTAGGGACGAATCAAGCCGTTGTTAGTTGGAATACTGATTTTAGAACTGAACATTCTTTAGTAATAGGCACAATATCTGGCAATTATAATGGGACTATATCTCCGTTTTATTGTTGGACTGGATGTTATGGAAATGATTTATATGGAACTACTGCTCAAGTAACTGCATGCTCTCTTCAGGCTGGAACATATTTTTATGTACCAAGATCATACGATTTATTAAAAGATGTTTGGGTGTCGGGAACAGAAGGAACTTTTGTAATAAGCACAATGTCCATAACGAATGTAACAATAGATAAAACATCAATGACTACTGCGGATAGTGTAACTGTAACTATAACCACAGCAACAGGAACTCCGACTGTTGTAGGTGTAAGAATAAACGGAATAGATTTTGAAGCTAGTGGTTCTGCGGGAACGTATACTGTAACAATAAAAGGAATAAATATAGGAATCGGTTCTGCATTGTCAGTTGTTGCTTATGCGACAAACGATAGTAGTGGAGATGGCATGACTTGTGCAAATACATTAACTGTAACTCAATCGGTTTACAGTAATCAATACAATATACTGTTAGGTGACTTAAGAGATTTGCTCAATGCAGAGTTTGCTACTGCTGAAAATATGGCTGTGTTAATCGGTGATAGGGTATTTCTCGGAAGTATTCCTGCTATTGTTCTTGAGCC